TACATATGGCAGGAGCCAAGAAGTGGAAAGAGCGGCTTTATTGCGATGAGCCGATGGCAAGATCAAAGGGCTATATTGGAGATTCCGATAATCCGAATCTTATTCCATGCAACAAGAATTGCGAGAGTTGCATATGCTGCATTGAGGTTGCTGAGGATGGTAGCCGAAAACATGTTGAAATGGGAAGACAGTAATGACAAAGAAACGCCTGAAAAGAATGCGGTCTCTGATCAGTGAAGCACGGCATCTGCAGGAGATGCTTGATCGGCCGGCCAAGACAACTGAATACGTGGGAGACACTGCAAAGGACTATCGGACAGGCAAGCCCCACAGCATTACGATCACAGGTTATGGCCAGCAGGATTACCCGGAGCTGAAAGAGCGGTATTACCAGAAGCTTCGGCAGATCCAGCAGGAGATCGCTTTTCTGGAAGGCTTTCTTGACCAGGTCGAGGATTCGCAGACCCGGGATATTCTCAGGCTGTATTATGTAAATGGGTTGACGCAGGAGCAGATCGCGGAGGAATTGGGGTATGCCAGGGAGACGATTTCAAGAAAAATTCGTGATTTTTGGCAAAATAGTCACAAATAGTCACTGAATGTCACATTTTTGTCGTGGTATAATGATATCAAGTAAAAAAGGCTTTGTTGAGATAATACTTAGTACTCCTTTAACGATATGACCGAAAAGCTCCCGGACGATGGGGAGTTTTTTGTTTTACAGATTGCGGCGGATAGTGTAGAATGATGAGACGGAGGAGAATCATGTTTGAAATTCTACACAACTTTTTAGTCGTATATGCAGGAGAAATTTTGACCGGTATTATTGTTGCCGTTGTTTCTGTTGCAGCGAGCCATATTTTTTATAGGTTTAAGTTGCGCAAAGAACAAAAAGTGAGGTTTCAAGACGTGATTGGTGAAAAGATAGCGGAGGCACTGCTTGCAGTATGGGATATTGAAAGAAAGGCGCATACTCAAGAAATCTACGATATTGAAAAAAGATTGGACGAAGAGCAAGTCAGCCTTCTCAACCCCGAAGGCGTGTATCTGGCAATCATGTCCGATTCTAATGCTTTTTTAGAATTCGTGGTTGAGATAAATGATGCAAGAGGGGATTATGAAAAGTATTTAAGTGATGAAGTTGCTGCACATCTGTGGTACGGTTCTAGTAGATTTATGGAAATGGCTAATTTTATAGCACGTGAGGGCATGGTCAATCATTATCCGGAGATGGGTACTATTTTTCTATTTGACATTTTAAATTGGCGTGACAGTTTGGAAAAAGCCATTGTGCGAGATATAAACAGGCATTCCACCAAAGTCGTGGCACACAGGGGCAGAAAGTGGGAAAAGGCAAAGGAAAAGCTTCAGAAGAAACTGCATAAAAAGAACGTACTGAATGAGTTGCTGAACAATCCTGATGGTGATGTGGCTCGAATGCTATATTTGTTTATTGAGGGGTTGCGAGAGTTAGATCAAAACGCAGAGGAGGAAATTATGAAGTGTTTACGATGCGAGAAAGAAATGGAAAAGGTTACTCTTTCTCAAGGAATTGTTTTGTACGAGGGGAAGAAAGGCGACAAGCAGCAGGAACCGTGCTCGCCAAAGTCCGCATATATTTGCAAGAATTGCGGCTATGTTGAACTCAGTTTGAAAGAGTAGGCCTCCAGAAGACATTTAAGCAAAGAACCAAACAAAAGAACCCCACCCCGGGTTCTTTTTTCGTATGTGCAAAACCGACGAATGAGAGGTGGTGATGTGGATTTAAAGAACTACGAACTGGCCGAGCAGGATTATATGGCCGGGATGAAATATAAGGAAATCGCCGAAAAATATGGCGTGACACTCAATACGGTGAAGTCCTGGAAGACGCGGTACAAGTGGTCTAAGGACGGTAAAAAAGGTGCGCACACAAAACCAGAAAAAAGTACGCACACAAAAAGAGGTGCTCAGCCGGGCAACAAGAACAGCTCAGGCGGACCACCCGGAAACAAAAAAGCAGAAAAATACGGTTTCTTCTCGAAGTATCTTCCGGAAGAGACCGTTTCAATTATAGAGGAAATGCCCAAGGATCCTCTTGACATCCTCTGGGATCAGATACAAATTGCCTATGCAGCCATCATCAGGGCGCAGAAGATCATGTACGTGCAGGACCGGGATGATAAGACCATCGAACGGATCGAGGAAAAAGACGGCAATGTGTGCGGAGAAAAATGGGAAGTTCATCAAGCATGGGACAAGCACGGGAATTTCCTGCAGGCTCAGGCAAGGGCGCAGAAGACGCTGGAAAGTATGATCAACAAGTACGACGATCTGCTGCATAAGAACTGGGAGCTGGCGACAGAAGAGCAGCGTGCCCGGATCGAGCGGATCAAGGCAGATACAGAAAGAATCAAGGGCGGTGAGCAGGCATCCACGGAGGATAAGGTCGCCAAGCTCTTTGATGCGATAGGGGTTGAGCTCGATGCTGAGTAAGATTTACACACCGAAGCAGATAGAGATCCTCAAAGCCTGTCGAAATTCTGACTGGTTCATGCTTATAAACCACGGCGCCAAGCGTTCCGGAAAGACGCAGCTTGATAACGACCTGTTCCTGGCAGAGCTTCGGAAAGTCCGCCAGACGGCAGACCAGC